TCTACATTCCCAACTTTATGTCCAAGGATGGATCTCGCAGCATGGCCGGTCTGGCTGTCAGCGGTCTCATCGTCGCGGTCGGTTTCTATCTGGCCCGCAGGTACTTTGTTGACAAGTAATTAAATACATAGTTATAATTAGTTGATTATGGGAATAATATACAAGATTACTTGTGTACCCACAAATCTATCTTACATTGGAAAAACTATTCAAAAACTCAATGTAAGATTGAGACAACACCAAGACAAACGATCTTATTGTCGTTTGCTTACAGAAGAAATTAAGAAACATGGTTGGGATAATTTCAAATACGATATACTATGGGAAGGTGAAAATGAAAAACTTGGTGAAATGGAAAGAAATTTCATCATAGAACACAATACGATAGAGCCCAATGGTTTGAATCTAAGAGAAGGAGGTGGAAAGAGTGAAAGAGTCAGCGAAACCTCGAGAAAACTTATGATTGATAAACAAAGAGAAATATCAAAAAACAAAACTGGTTATTTGGGGAAAATTATAAAAAACAAACATTCATATTCTTTTAAATTTACTGTTAATTATGTTTATCATACAATTAATTTTAAAACTTTGGAAGAGGCACAAAAGGCTCAGGAAGACTTCACTAATAACCCTGATACTTTTCCTCTCCCTGAGCCAAAACGAGTTGGGAACGGAAAAGGTTCTATATATTTGAAAGGGAGTAAGTGGTATGTAATACTCCCTGGGAATGTTTATTTAGGCATATATGAAACCAAGGAAGAAGCCAAAAAGGTTATCGAAGAATATAGAAAGGATCCTGAAAACTTCACAAGAGAGCCCGAAGTAAAATCAAAACCTAAATTTTATGTATATGAAATGAAGAGAACCCGTTGTAAACAAAATTATATTCTTTATATAGTAAAAACATACGAAAAAATAGACAAAAAAAGTCAAAGATCTGGCATATTTTAGAGATAAGAAAGCTGCTGAATACTACTGTGAAACTCTACAATATAACGATAGATACGATATAGTGTAAAGGGTTGATTCTCTGGCTGGGTTTCGATCCCAGTATCTTTTCATTAACAGTGAACTGCCTCTCCGATTTGGCCTCCAGAGAACAATGTGAAATCACCCAGGCAATCCACTCAGAAAGAGGCTACCTGGGCTTGAACTTCACACTGTTATCTTGGACTTTATGTTTAATTATTTGACGCATGAAGAAATCTCCTGAAGCCAGGATGATCGGAATGGGTCCAAATATCAATACGGTCGGAGCGATGGTAATGGCCACACCCATCTTCTGGCTTAAAGAAAGATCCTGCATATATAGTAATGTATGGTTATTCTGTTTGGCTGGTGCCACTGAATCATCGTCTTCTGACCAAGGTCTACAAGTTCAGGCACATCCCCCACATCACCATCTCGACCAATCACGCGACCGTTCCTGATCCAGACAACCTCGGGAGATTATACAATGTCGTGGATTTCAAACAATACGGAAAGATTGGAAAGCAGTATGAGGTCGATCCATTGCATTCACTTGGTTGGGAGTGTGAAGTGGAGGATTTGGACATCAAGCACACGCCTCACCTGAGTCACTTGTACTCATTCTTTCCATACGCCAAAGTGTATTCAGTGTATCCCACGCCGATGCGGTTGATCGCTGAGGTCTGTGTGGCGGACACCAGATCCCCCGACTGGGAGGAGTGGAGGATAATTAAAGAAAAGATTCCAAGATAAAGTACAATGGCTTTTTTACCTTTTCTTCGGCATGGCGATCTTTATGACCTTCTGGACACGACGTCCAAGGTTCTGAATGAGCTTCCCAACATGGAGAAGCAGTTTAATACTAAAATGGCTGACAGATATCTATACAAGCGTACCCACACCACAGATGAGGGTTTTGAGATTGAGATGCACCTCCCCGGTGTGGGCAAGGACAACATTCACATCATGCTTTCTTCGGATGACCACGAGGTGACCATCGGCTACGGTGAGAACCGAAGTGCCTCATTCGATTTGCCCAGTTACGTGGATGTATCGGATGAGGGTTACAAGGCGAGTTACGTGGATGGCGTGCTTCGTCTATTCTTCAAGATGCGAACCTCTGACAAGAAGCGTCGCGAGATCAGGCTTGATTAGACGAACATTGTTCCACCCAGACCACCTTGACATCTAAATAAATTGAAACTTGTAGCATATAAACGGGCTTTCCTTGTAACTGAATTATCAACAAGAGTTAATTCAAATAATTGTTTAGAAATACGACTCATATTGACAGTTCCCGAAGGAAATGGTCCTGAATTTTGTCCCACACTAAATATATTCACCTTATAACTCGGTGTTTGTATGTAGTGTTCATAAGGTTGAATGGCTCTCATTGTCATTTGATCAATATCAAAATAGTTTTGACCATTGAAAAAAAGTTTCCATCGTGTAACTTGGTCGTTTGAAAAACTTGAATATTCACCTGCGTCAATACTTGAACTATAGTCAAATAAACCTGCAGTACCCGAGTCATTTTGCACGACCAATAAAAATTCCTTTACTGGATTTTCAAATTCGGTTCTGAAACGTATTTGATTGAGATCATTTAAAGTCACTCGTGCCAATTGGGTTTGTCTTATGATGTAATCCAATTGTTTACCGATAAAGAATTTACGATGTTCATTTTCAAGATAAATTGCTTGTAAATTTAGTTCCAATTTCGGAATACCAACATTTCCTAGCTCTGATTGTTTTCTAAGAAAAACTCTAACTTCGATTCGGTGGCGATTTAGGGCCAGAAGTGGGAATGAATTTTCGTAACCTCGTCCAAAAAAAGGCAGTTCAAGTGAACATGCGTTTCCAGGAACAATTGTGCCATAACTTGTGGGTGTAACCGAACGATTTAACAATACATCATTACTTTGTCGAATTCTTTGTGAATCTGTTAGATCGGACATAATGGCCATATATTCTCCAGTAAGACTAACTATGGTTTGCCCTCCGACAACAAGGTCGGCTCTTTCTACAAATGAATGAGCTGTATCTTGTGGAAATGGTTGATTGGTATCAAAAACAAAATTTAAAAAGAATCCAGAAATAATGTCACATGTGTCATTATCTATGGTACATATTATAGATTCTCCCCAGTAAAAATTAGAATCGAATGGAAGTCTTAACATTTCAGCAGTATATTTTGCACGATCTGTAAATACCTTTTGATAAAATGATACTTCAGGGTTCCCAGTTAAAAATGTATCCTGAAATCCTGTGACAGCAAGCTGCATCTTATTATGATGTGTTAAAAAAAGATTCAAAAAAATACGTGTAGACTATTAGACATGAATGTTCAGCTTAAAAAATTCAACCCAGCTTCAATGGGTGATGACAAAGTTTGTGTATTTATTGGAAAACGTGGAACTGGGAAATCGACACTGGTTACTGATATCCTATATCATAAAAAGCATCTTCCAGCGGGCGTGGTGATGTCTGCGACCGAAGAAGGAAACCATTGGTATCAGCAGTTCATTCCCGACTTGTTCATTTACGGTGAATACGACAAAGACATTATAGAGAGGGTTATCGACAGACAAAGGAAGATGGTAAATATGAAGCCACCCCCTGGTAGGAGCGAATTGACATCCAGGGACATCGGAGCATTCATATTGATGGATGATTGCATGTATGATAGAAAATTCCTAAAAGACTCGTGTATTCGGCAGTGCTTCATGAATGGACGTCACTGGAAAATCTTTTTTATGTTGACGATGCAATACTGTATGGATTTGAGTCCAGATCTTCGCGCCAACGTGGACTACGTTTTCATCGCACGAGAAAATGTAATCCAGAATAGAGAAAAATTATACAAGGCGTTCTTCGGGATCTTCCCAAATTTCGATATGTTCAACCAGGTGATGACGGCGTGCACAGAAAACTACGAGGTTCTGGTGCTGGACAATACGTCCAAGTCCAATCGGATCGAAGACTGTGTATTTTGGTACAAGGCCAAGATACACAAAAATTTTCGCGTTGGATCACAGCAATTTTGGAACCTTCATCAAAAGACTTACAAAAAAACGGGAGGTGCCACCAAACCTGGACAGGATCCCAATGAAGT